ATTCGTCGCCGCATCGAGACGCGGCTCGACCACCGGAACCAGACTCCGCACCCACTCCGGAACGACCTTGGTGGCATCGGCCGAAGCGATGTTGATCGGGTATACGAGCTGGAGCATGTAAGTCTCCAGCGCAGTCGGTACCGCGATAAACCGCGGGATGAGATTCAGCGGGGTGCCCTGCGGTCCCTTCTGCAACCGCATAGAGCCACGCGCCTTACCGAGGGCGGTCAGTGGCGCCGCGTTCTGCACGGTGTTGTCAATGCTGCTGGCCGCGCCGGTCAGCAGGTTGCCGTGATTGGCATGGAACAGTGTCGTTGAGGTCTTATCGCCGGCGTAGATCGCCGCCGGATTCGACGTGATGATGCCCCAAACCGTATTCGATTCGAGTTGCGCCGCGGCCACGCCGAGCAATGCCGGCACGCGTGTGAAGGCCTGGAGGTCGTCATTGATGATGACCTTACGAGTCAGCGCCACGATCTCGCCGTAGGTGCTGAGCGAGTAGTTGATGTTGTTGTCGGTCAGATTCGCGCGGTGGTACTCGCCCTTTTCATTCAACGCCTGCAGGGCGGGAGCGTCGGCAAGCATTACGCGGTTGATGGGCTTGAAGTCCTGAGCCGTAACCTGGCGGCAGAAAGGCTGGAAGGTACGCGGATAGGCTTCGTAGCCCTGCCGCAGAGTTTTGTTGGCGACGTTTGCAAGGATTGCCGGGAAGTCCGACGTCGATTCGGCACCACCGGCGAAGAACTCCGGTCCGCGCGAGGATCCCTGAAGAGCCAATTCTGCAATCCGCGTGACGTCCATTCCCCGCGGGTTTGTACCACGCAGTTCCAAGGCTTCCTTCGCCATGTCGATGAGCTTGAAATTGCGGTACTCGCGGGCCATCTCAACGGCGCGCCGCTGCTGTTCGGGACCGTAGCCATCGAGATATTCCCCGGCGTCATTACCGTTGTGGTCGCGACGGCGCGCCAGGAAGAACCGCCCATCGGCACGCAGCAGCAGCGCCATCTGCATGCAGGCCAATCGCTGCTCAGTGCCGTCGCGGGTCACCAACGGACCGCTCTCGCCGCGAACCGGAAAGTCCGGGCCCACTGCGCCGGGGCGCGGAGGCACACCCTGCTGGCCTTGCTTCGAAAGCTGGGCAAACAGTTCCTTACGGGCCTGGTCGACCGATACGCCCTTGGCGATGAACTCAGCGGTCACTGTTCCATCGATTCCATATTTGATGGCGGTGACGCCCAGCGATTGAATCTCGCTGATGCGCTCCCGCTCGGCCTGGACCGCCTCTTCCCGCGCGGCGGCCAGGGCCTCTTCATTTGCAGTACGAGCATCCGCGCCCGTAGCCTGCGTAGTCGTCTGTTCCATTGCAGGTTGCTCCTTTGGTGGGCTGATTGCCCGTGGTGTATCGATCACACCGGGTTTCTCCGGCATATTCGGACTCATGACTTCTTCCCTCGGTTGCGCGCTCAAAAAGCACGTATTGAAATCCGCTGGGACCGTACAAGGTGAAATCTCAAACGGCTCCCAATCGGTCGCCTTGAACACGCCGATTTCTTTGTCGTTCAAGTAGGGCGGCTTGCCTTCTGGCATCCCCTCCGATTGCGCGTCGACCTTCTCTCGCTTGTAAATGAAGGTGCCGAAGCTGAGATTTTGTAAAATGCCAGCGCTGGCCTTGCGAAACATCTCGGTGCCATCCGGATCGCCAAGATCGAATTGCAACGTGGCCATGCCTTTGTCGCCGTTGGGCCAGGCGCGGCGCACTACCCCTAACTGAGCCCTCGTGCCTACCTTGCCCGCGATCAGCGATTTGAAATCATCGCCGGTAAAGTGATTGTCGAAGACCGGGGCGCCATTGTTCAGCCGGTCGAAGCGGCAACCCTGCATGTCGAGTTGGAGCATGTACGGTTCCCCGGTCGCGCGGTCGATCCTCGGCACGGGGGCGCCACTGTACCAGACCACATCGATGGTCCCGTCCTTGGCGTTGGCCGTGCTGGGAATTATCTGGGCGTCGGCGGAGAAGACTTCCGCGTCAACCTGGTCAGTCGGCAACGCGCCGGCAGTTACCTGTGGGTTCATTCTTGTCCTTCCTTTGGTTGAGTTTTCAGCCGCGATAGAAGCGAGACGCCGCTTCGAAGCTGCCGCCCACGCGCGACATGCCGGCGACGAGAAGATCCTTCACCATCCCCAGATCCTCTTCCGAAAGCCGGGCAAAACCCTGGTTTCCTGGTTTGCCAGGCGAAGCTTTGCTGCTCGGTGTCCGCTCTTCCGTCCCCGCGGGCTGTTCCTGGCCGCGTAGCGTCGTGTTGCGCGGATCTGAATCGAGAATGATTTCGAACTTGTCGACCAGCTTGTTGAACAGCGCAATCTGCTCAAGTTGGGTGGTGGGATCGTAGCCGTTTTCGAGCACAGCTTCGAACCACGTCTTGCGGCCCATGCGAATGTCTTTCAAAACTCCCTCGGCATCCTTCACCGGATCGACTGACTCGAACCGCGGCGCCGTCCACTGCACGCTACGCAGCGCGATGTTCGGGTCGTTGGCTACGCTCTGCGGAATCTTGCCGAGCAGAATCAGCGTGTCGATGAATCGCCTCCAAACCGGCATCGCGAACAACGGAATCAACGTGAGCCAGCGAAATGCCTCGATCGTGTTGCGGAAACCCAACATGCCGCCGCGCCATGAGGAGTAATTCACCTGCGACATGTCGCCGGTCCCGAGCTCGTAGGGTAGGCCAATGCCGGCCATGATGCCCTGCAACTCGGTCATCTTGTATTCGCGGTACCCACCAGCCGCTGGAGGATTATTGAACTTGATCTCCTGACCGGGCTTCAGATACTCGACCATGCCAGGCTGGAAAGTCTCAACCGGCAGCCCACTCGATGGATCTTTTCCGACCAGACCCATCGGATCGCCATCGATGCCGTCCGGTTGCTGCACGAAGGCGGTGACGCACGCTTCAACCTTTTTGCGTACCCGCTCCGCGTCGCAGTAATCGTCGAGGTCCCGGAGCGCCATCATCACTGGTGCCAGCCACGGCACACCGCGCACCTGTCCCGGCCGGAGCACACGATAAATGTGGAGGATCTGGTCGGCGGGAACCGGCTGACTCACAATGCCGCCACGGGGATTCAGAATGAGAACGCCGCCCGGGTGATACGAGAACAGCCAGTACGCGATGCGCCGGCCAAGTTCATCGAACTGCACGCCCTCCATCACATGGCCGTTGACCAGCCCCATTGTGCGGGCCTGATCGAGGAAGTCTGCCTCGAGCATTTGCAACTGCAGCGGAACACGCAGTCCTGCGTCGACAGGCCGCGGCCGGAACCGCACAATCGCTTCTCCCGATTCCGCCATCGTGCGGACAGTCAACGTCTGCATTCCATAAAAATCAAGACGCTGCGGCGTGTCGCAGGCGTCAGCGAAGTACTGCCACTCAGCGTCGATGATCTTATCGATGGCGGTATTACCAGTCTTAGCCTTCGGCACGATCCCGGTTCCCACCACATTGCCGGCTAACTCTTCGATCGCGCGCGCCGCGTAAGGATTGTTGCGGATGAGATCGCGGCTCCGGTTGCGAAGCCAGATGAGCGATCCCATCAACTCGACGTTGGCGTCGGTCGATGCGGCGTACCAACCGTGGGCGCGGCGACCGGCAGTGGCGCCGTCGTAGCGGAACCGCTGTGCGTGGCGCTCGAGATAGCCGGTGGTCAGTTCCAAGGCCACGCGACTGCGCGCACGTTGGAGAGCAACGCGAGGCGCCACGACACTGATGGCCTTGTCGAGGAAATTCATTGTGCTTTTTGCTTCTGGTCTCGCCTTCACCACCGGTCGGACAACGTCGGCCCCGTCGGTCCGTCGCCGCGCTGATGCTGCGCGAGCCGGACGCGGCTGCCGGTCTGCCCGCTGGCCTGCCGGATGTCTTCTTCGATCTCGGCCTTTGCCTTGCGCAGTTCGTCCATAGATCGGTAGGTCAACTCACGCCCATCCGGGAAGCGCACCTTAAGCGTGGGACTGCCGATCGCCTGGTTGACGGTGTCCAGGTTCGCCTGCAATTGCTGAATTGTCAGAGCCATATCAATTCCGTCCGAACCAGTTCCTGCGTGGTATCCACGGGTCGACGCCGCGTTCAACTGGAACCGAGATGTACGGCTCGGAAGCAGTCTGTGTTGGCGTCGTCGCCGCCGGAACGGAGGGCGGCGCAGGTAACGGGACATCCTTTCGCCGCGAACGCGCCATCCCGGCGAAACGATCACAGTGGGCTGCCAGTTTCAGTCCGCTTGCGTACAAAGCGCACAAGGCTGCGTAGGCATAGTTCCGTGCATCCAGTGCTTCGTTGCGCGCATTTGCCGGCTTGCGCCATTCCTGCTTCGGAAACCCGTTGTGGTAACGAGTAAACTTTTTCTCGGCGGTCAACTGCTCGAAGTACTCCAGTTCGCGCCCGAGGGGAAAGTGACAATAGCCGGAGCCCGGCGTTCCGATCTTGAGCCGGTCATAAATCGCGGTCTTCGCAGCGTCCACCCCGATCATGAAGAATGGAGTCTGGTTCTTCCGGCTGGGCTTCCGCGGCCAGATCGGCGATTCGCCCGCGCGGCCTTTCGTGGCATACACACGCCGGTTGTAACGCTCGCGCGTGAACCGCAACACGGTGGCATCCTTGAAGCCGCAATCGATGCACGCCGCCACGATCCGA